CAGGTTTCACTTGGACAGATTGGTTCTTGTCCAAACGAGCTTGTAAGATTCGGCCTTTTGAATCGGCCTTAGAAACACCTTTCGCAAGGTTCTTCACATGTTTCTCCTGCTCTTCAGCAGTAAATATTATACGTGTCGCTTTCTCGCCTCCCCCACGCTTTGGTTGGCTTTTATTGGCATTGTTCGCCGGTGAACTCATTTGTTCTTTTGTTCCAGTATCCTTTGTGCAAGACTGGAAACATTGCTCTGTCAGAAATAAGGATGTTCCTGTCCAGAGATCAAATAACCGTTGATCACTCAAAATCCCAGTCTTTGCAACAATCCATTCTGGATCGTCAAAACAAACTCGATCAAACCTTTCCAACAACCAATTAATAACATCTCTCAAAAACTTTCGCAACACTATATCAGTGTAACCACAAACTAACATCCCACATGTCCTATTAAGAGCATTTGCAGGAGTATGTTTTTGTCGATTACTATACAACAATGATGTTAAAATTTTCCGCCTATTATACTGAGGCACAGCAAATCCCTTCAGATATACTGTATGCGCACTCAAATAATCAAGATCTTCCACAGCCCTAGGCTCATAGGTATCTGAGGTAGTAATAATTCCAATTGAACTAAATTCCTCACACACCAACTTACCATTATAAAAAGGATGGGCCTCATCACTCACAGTCCATGTATTATCATCACCACACAAGGCGAAAGCAACATTATTTAGAAGCTCCGCCAATGTTGTTCCTTCTCTATCAGGAACCAAGCGAATCCATGCATAACTAAGTAAAGTGAATAAAATTAATGTATTATCATTAATAGTATTCACACTCCCTGAGGGATTACCTCCAAGTTTTGTGATCAAAACACCCTCTGGTGAAATAATCACTGTATTAACTAAATTGCGATAATATGTTCTGATGCGTTGCAAATTTTCACTTGTCTTATCTTCATCACGCAAACAATTCCATCGCATTCTTGCACACCCCCACATCATATAGGAGCGTAAACTAGAGTCATACTCACTTTCGTCAAGAGCATAACCATTCGGATGGACGGCCAATTTTTCCAACAACCGTCCCCAATTTCCATTCATTGGACTCCAACCAACCGTAGAACTAGAAACCAACCACGCTGAATTCATTTTTTCATTCATATCAGCAAATAGTCGATTCCCGTCCACAGTAGCATCCACAGCCATCGCTGTAAATGTTCGGATTTTATTCTGTTCTGTCTTTTCAGACGGACGAATCTCCTCCTTCAAAGCATTAGTACACAAATACGTGTGATTCCAGTCACAACCCAAAAGTTGCCAACTCTCCTCAAACGTTTGCATAATACTCTCATCAGAATCCAATAAATCTCCTTTTGTCCCATAAAGGGTGTTAAAAGGTGCACCTGCAGAGGTT